AAGGAAAACCCCAGGCAGTACCTAATATTACACCGGAAAGCAAAGAAGAAAAAACCTTATATAAGAGTGCTCTAAGGCGACGTCAACTTCGACTAATCTTGGGAGGAAAAATTAAGCCTCAAGAGGCAGACGAACTAAAATCATTGTTCAATGAAGATTAATCAACACGCACTAAAATATATTTTTACAGAGACTTTATTTCGCCAACAAGAAGGCTCTCTGCAAAATATCGAAACAGATATTAAGTTTTTAGGTAAGAACAATAAAAACATTTTGATCATTGCTCCTAATCATGAAGATGTAGAAGGATTCTTATCCAAAGCAGAGATATGGAATAGAATCTTGCAAGTCAAAGCAGGATTGTTGAATAGATACGAAGTTAGTTAATCAAGAAGAATAACTCTCAGCCAACAACCTGCGTATCGTCAAATCTCTTCCGAGATTCACTCTACTACTTGTTAGCAGAGACGGTATCCTTTTTAGGTAGATGTTAGTCATTAAAGAGGATGCTTGGGAATGTTGGAGAGATGGATGGCGGATCAGTTATAAGTTAGAAGAAAGAAAAGAAAAGATAAGGAATAGATTATGACTATAAGACACAGTAAAGAATGGATTGAAGAGATCCAAAAGAAGGCTAGAGATATAGTCTCTAACACTCCTGATGAGAAAGAAGCAAGGAGATTGATTGAAAACCTAGCTGATGCTTATTACCTAAGTGATCTATATCGAGGGGGCCTATACTCTAATGCCAAGGAGCAACTACAAGTAATAGAAGTTAAGAAACAGTTCTCAGTTCTATCTGATTGGATAGCAGAGCAAAGAAAGAGAGCTAGAGAACAAGAGGTAGCCAAGGATCTATTCGTTTCTAAACTGAATGACTTAATCGCGGAAACTGGAGTAACTGTCCAAGTATCTGCTAGTTATTGCGGTGAAGGAGTTATATCCATAAATGGTTTTGATATAGCTAGAGATGAGAATGAAGAAGGCTTGGATATAACTTTTTAGAAGAAAGATAAGGAATAAATATGGACACACCAGAAGAACATCTACAATTAGTAGAAGAACTCTCTTCTATTCTCAAAGGACATAAGATAAATGTAGAGGTAGAGTTAAGTGATATGGATAGAATAGGAGAACATACTATCTATCTTGATGGGTATCCTCTATCAAAAGAAGAGGTCGATAAATTAAACATTGAAGTAACAGGTTAAACATCTATGAACATCAATAAATTAGTCAAGTTATCAGGGATCTCTTACCGTGAGTTCGATTGTGCTGTCCCTATACAACCTGAAGGAACCTATCCCCACAACGGGAGAGCTATCACAGTTTATCCTTTAGAATACACTGCTACTCCTTACGTCATCTCTCATGTCGAACTAGCTGCAAGAGCCTTTGTTAATAACAAGGAGATATCTTGGGAAGAAAGGGAGTGCTTGATGATAACGGCGAATATGCCATCCTCTAGAATCCTCGAGGTATACCGTAGACACATGGATTGTATGAAGATTATGGAAAAGAGGACAAGCAAAGGTAAACCCTTTACCTGCCTATGTGGGATGTTGCACTAAGAGAAAGATAAGAAATGAACCTACAAGAATTCATATCCTTACCTATGCGTAACCAATGGATAAGAGAGAAAGATATCTCTATCTACGTTCGCAAGTCTTCACGCTACCTGAATGAAGAATCTTTCGATTGCCTAGACATAGCCTCAGTCGAAGTAGATGAAGGAAAGAGAGGAGAAGGAATCTTTAAGCAATTCCTCTTAAGATTCGAGAGGACAGCTAAGGAATGCGGTAGAGTATCCTTCATAGAGAATGTCCAGAACCTTAGACTTAGGGATTATCTACTCAAAGAAGGATATAACTATGACTCCTCAAGTAACTCTAGCTGCTTCTCGCCTTGCGTATTTAAAGTTATCCCATAAACCACACTTGGCACACTTCCTGCTATATAGTAGGTATAGATCATGCTTCACAAATCACACTCCGTAATATTTCCCTACTTAGGATATCATAAATTATCAGCCCATTGATATCTCCTCCCATAGCTTAGAGAGTATCTTCTTTAATACTTAACCTTTAAGCTATGACGGGAGTTCTTAATGTTAAGAATTCTGTTTAACTAGTTAACCAATAGAAAAGGCACAATATGCTCACACAATCAATCACGAATAACGGACCAACAAAAAACCTGTATGGAGAAGATGCAACTGGAGCTGTAGCACCAGCTCCAACCTTTGGACAAGATGTTTCTGCACCAGAGGTTAAGGCAGTTAAGTCTTATGAGATCGGCGGAGAAACACTAACCCCTGGAACTACTAGAGACGTGGTCCGCAACGGAGTATCTATCACCTTCATCTGGAGCAAGAAAGGTCGAGGCTCTATGGAGTATACTTGGAAGCCACTGTTCCAAGAGGATGGTGAAGGTGAAGAGGTTAAGGAGTTGGTATCAGCTGAAGATGTCTGCACATGGCTTGATGATGATGCAATTCGGATGTTGCATGGTGCTCTCTCTGCTAAAGTAGCAACTGACTTCTCCCAGAAATACGGAGACTCTTCGGATAAATTCCTAGAAGGATATGGGAATGAGAAAGATTCCCTATTCAAGAAAGCAGTATCCGCAAAGGCAGCAGATACCAAGAAGATCAAAGACTACTTGGGCAAAGCAGATGGAGATACCTTGTCACAGTTCGCAGCCTTCTTGGAGGCTCAAGGTGGAGATGGAGATGCAGTGGCTTCAGCTCTTAAGCTGGCTAAACAAGCAGCAGAAGATGACGAGAGCTAGTCTCTAAAGATTGGTCCGTGTTGTGTATAGGATAGGGGAGGGAGTTGCTTACTTCCCCTATCCTTTTCCTATAAGCTAAAATAACCCTATCTCTCTCACCAACATGAGCATCCCCATCATACCCATACCACTCAAAGAATACATAGAGTTACTGAGGGATAAATCTAACCCTCTACTCAAGTTCACCTATATCAGTAGGGAACAAGCGATTTCGATTAGGAAAGTTAACGGATACCAACAACTCTGTTCAGTAGAGTCTACACTAGAGAATGAGTATAGGTTGTTCAGGAAGAGTGAGTGGGATCAGATCAATCTCCTTCAGCTAAAAGAGAAGGAATACCATAACGAAAGACGTGTCCTCTTACTGAAGTTCGAGAAGAAGTTAGATACTTTCTGCAACGTGTTAGAGTCCGCGCTTCCTGGTATGGCATCTACCATCAAAGAGATACTTCATAGATCCTTTCTCAACCAGAAGGTAGATGTGTTAGAGAAGTATCAGATACTAGGATCAGTAGAGGATATCTACAACAGCTATCACCAATTAGAGAGACCAACAAAGGAGACTATTTAGAGATGAGCATCCAACACTTCGAGTTCCAAGTTAAAGCTAAGGATGAGATGATCCTAGCTCTAGCTATAGAGAGAGGCATTCACTTGTCAGCTATGACAGGTTTAGGTAAGACGTATATGGTAGCTCTATTGATTAAGGAGTTATTGAAGAGGGAAGGAGGCGTCTCGCCGATCAACGGTAGCATTCACTCTCCCTTCCTATACATCAGCCCCTCTTCTGTAGTCAAGCAATCTCAACGTGTGTTCAAGGAGTTTGGCCTTGGACCTAACCAGGTTATCTGTATGTCCTATGCTAACCTTCGAACTAAACATTATAAGAAACTATACTTCAATGAGGAGAAGTATTACGTAGGGATGGAGGAAGAGATAGAGTATCACTGGAAACCAGAACTCTTTCCGAGGTATGTGATAGTGGATGAACCGCAGGCGTTAAGGAATAAGGCAGCTAAGATAACTCAGTTACTCTCCTCCTTACTCATAGATAGCCAAGAGACACAGTTCTTAAACGTAGGCTATACTCCCTTCATCAAACCTGGCGAGAGCTGGTGGATCTGCTATAGCTGCGGAGTTAAGACTATCCCTGGATCTATGGATAAGAGGTTGAGGTTGACCCATGATAAGTGGAAGGATTGGATATGGGATACGGCAGGGAATCCAGATGAACTGAATGCTTCGGGAGTAGAGAGGATCAAGAGAGCCTTAGATCGTAGCTTCGTAGCAGTTAAGGGAGTAAGGTTCAAGCATAAAGCTAAGGCTACCCAACTAGTAATCCCTTTCGCTACTCCTCAGCATAGAGAGATGTATGATGCAGCTTGGGATGATTATATGAGAGAGTTGGAGATCTTAGGTAAGGTAGTAACTCAGAACACAGCGTTGCAGAAGGCTATAGCTCTTGGTAAGCTACAGAAGAGAGCCGAGTCGATCCGCGCTCAATACCTAGCTATGGCGGCGAAGCAGTCTATAGATAATGGTCGCTCTCCTATCATAGCGATTAAGTATCTAGACACAGTGGAGTTGTTAGGCTTCTGCTTCAAGCAACAGAAACTCACTGCTTCCTATATCAAAGGAGGACAGTCTATGGAAGAAAGGCAACAGCAACTAGATGACTACCAAACAGGTAAGACTCAGGTGTTAGTCCTTACTATCGGAGCCGGCGGAACTGGGCTATCAGCTCATCATAACCCTGATAACGCAACCACTACTCATCCTCGAGATCTCTATATGTCACCTGCCTTCAACGCTATCGAAGTAGCACAAACAGCAGGTAGACCTCACCGTATCAACTCCATATCTAACACCTTCATCTACATGCTATACTTCAAGGATACTGTAGAAGAGTATGTATCTCATAAGCTAGAGAAGAAACTCAATTGTATGAGCAAGATGATAGCTAAGGGTGAGAGTTGGGCAGACCTATTCATACCAGAAGAGAAGAGGATCAAGGGTAAGAAGAACATAGATGACTCCGGGTTAATGGTAAGTGATAGCGGGGATGGAGATACAGAAGAGAGTTTGGAGTCTGGTGACTTCATGGATCAAGAGGAAGATACGAAAACATTACAGATAGAAATGAGTGTATGATAGCAGCAATAGGAATAGAGTTCTTTATCGGATTCATTATGGGGGCAGGTATAGTCTCAGTGATGTGGGTAATCCACGCAATCATGGAAACAATAAAGAGAGGATGATAGATGACCTCCGTTAACCGTAACCTCAGGCAGATAGCTATCTATAAGGAAGAGTTAGGATTAGTAGAGGAGCATAGGGATCAGTTAAATAAAATGATAATGCCTCTTGATATTCGCGCAAAAGATCTATACAATCTTATAGACCACTGTAAGCAAACCAATCTCATCATTGAGAAGAGCAACGTAAAACTAATAAGATAACATTATGACAACTGAAACAAGAGAACTACAGAAGATCTGGAAAAAGGTGGAGATAGGAGCTAAGAAAGCTCTTCAAGGTATAAGGGTAGACACGGAGATGAAGATGAAGGATAGGGCTAGAGTTGATACTCTGTTAGAGGTGTTGACTGATAGCAAGATGATGTTAAGGGATTTGAGAGGAGGTAACAGTGCCAGATAATGCAGGGAATAATGTCTTCGAGAAACAACTTAGACAATCTATCAAGCAGAAGGTAAGAGGCTTAGAGGCAGAGGCAGACCTACTCATCCAACACTTATCCAACAATAAGAAAGATGAGCCACTCTTGAATAAGTTATCTGAAAACTTAGACACATACATAAGACACACAATCTAACCAGCTATGCAAGCCCAACATACCAAGCAGACTATCTTAGATGAATTCCAAGAGGATATACTTCCTGATAAGAAGCTAGACATCTTCAACCTCGAGTCTTCTCTAAGGAGTAGATGGAAAGGAACCTTCTATACTCAGGATGATAAGCTCATTCATACCTTGAATCAGATAGAGGTAGTGAGTAAGTTAGATATCTCATGTCTGATTAGTGGTCCTTCAGGGGTAGGTAAGGAAGCCTTAGCTTACCGCCTACACAATGGCAGGGAAGGTAAGTTCGTAGTAGTTAACTGCGGAGCTATACCATCTGAGTTGATAGAGGCTGAGTTCTTCGGAGCTAAGAAAGGTAGTTACACGGGGTGTGTTAAGGATAGGGAGGGTTTGTTTCAACAGGCTAATCATGGGACTCTGTTCCTAGATGAGATCGGCGAACTCCCTCTATCCATGCAGGCTAAGCTTCTCAGAGCCTTAGAGACTCAACGAGCTAGAGCTATCGGAGGACAAGAAGACTATGGCTTTAGGTGTCGTGTCGTAGCCGCAACGAATAAGAACCTACCTGAGATGATGGATAAGGAGGAGTTCCGTAGTGATCTATACTTCAGGATAGCTAAGCTAACCTTCTCCATCCCGCCTATAGCTAAGAGGATAGATGACTTGGAGATGATGTTCATCTACTATTACTCTAAGATCTTCAACCAATCACCTAGTGAGTATGATACTAACACATTCATTATCAAAGCAAAGGAAGGTAAGATTTTCCTAGACCAGGGAAACTGTAGGGCTATCATTAACTACGTGTTCCAACTTATGGTTAATAAGATCTTACCACCATCTACACAATAAGTTTATCAAAGATAAATATAAGCTACTAATAATGTGGCACGGAACCTGCTCTATATAGTTATACATTAAAACTTCACACAGCTATGAATCCAACAACCAGCACCCCCATACCACACCTCTACCTATACCAGTTCTTCTCAAGAAAGGATGAGTTAGTTAATGCTCGTCACTACTATAGGGGGCAAGAGAATATAACCTATGTTCCGGTGGTAGATAGTAACTCTGAGCAACATCCTGCGTTGCTGAGTGAGTTAGATGATGATAGGTATAACCCTATCAGTTATGCCTTCAAGAATAACTTCGGGCAGAGGAAGACTGAACTCCTTCGTCAGTTGCAACAGGAGAAGAAAGAAGGATGGATCTTCTTCTTAGATGGAGATGAGTATCTAACCTTAGACTCCCTCTCTCACCTATCCAACTCGCTCCCTACTCACATAGATTTCTCCTCTCCCTTCTGTATAGGTATGCCAAGGAACAATACTATCAAGGGTGTAGGCCCTAAAGATCTGGAAGTGTTGAAGAGTTTAAAGGAAACAGGTGGAGGCAATAATGTATATGAGGGAAGTGCCGTGTTACCTAGGGGTATGAGAGAGCACTATCTACAACGGTGGATGTGGCCTGACATCCAGCCAAGGCTGATGAGTATAGCGTTGACGGATGAGGTGATAGGTGTTACACATGAGATGCCTATAGCTAAGAGATCAGAGGAGAATGGGATGACTGTTGACTTCTTCCCTGTCATTCAACATCGGAAGTCAGTAGCAGAGCAAGAGAGAATGGATAGATACCATAGAGATCTCTTGAGTGAGAGAGAAGGGAAAGAGGTATGATCTATCTAATCCCACTCACCCTATCTTTTCTGTTCCTCCTAGACCTAACCGTTAAAGCCATCCGATCTACTTATGAGCGATAGAACACAGTTTTATGTAACAGTAACAGTAGCCCTAGCAGTCATCCTCCTCTCTATCAACGAAGGAAGGAAGACATGGAAGAAAGCTAGGTTACTACAGGAAAGGGAGTTGATAGAAACTCATAGGTCCAGGGAGATAGACCTCCTCCTTATCACTAACTTTAGTGGTGAAGTATATCAAGGCTTCATCTTCGGTAATGACTTGGAGATTGTTTACTTAAGGAAAGAATAAAGTTATGGGTTTAATATTTTTAGACGAAGAAACTATAGTGGAAGAGGATCGTATAGATGCTGTCACTCTTAACTACGTGGATAAAGAGTATTCTGATAAGGATGAGTATGAAGTATTCTGTGAGTTCTTAGTGGGAGGAGAGGTTTACAATATCCCTATCGAGCAGGTAGCTATAGCTAAAGAGTTATCCTGCCTTCACTCTATGGTTAACTCTCTGAAAGTAAGTAACCTTGATAAGATCACAGAACACATGAAACAGAATGATGAAAGGGAAATAGAATAGTATGTCAGATATATTCCAAACAGTTGAGGTAGCTGAGGATTACTTGGAGGAGATGGGCTTAGCTGCTGAAATCAAATCTACTAGTAAGAACGAGGCTTCTTATAGGAGAAGAATTGCTATGGCTTTGAGGGTCAGGCAACTGGTGCTTATGTTAGCTAATGATAGGCCGCCGGGTATCACTATAGATGTAGATAAGTTACCCTTTACGATCAACACGATCTACAACTACATCTGTTCCGCGCTCACTGTCCTGGAGCTATACTCTACTAAGGAGAAGTTCTCTTCTATTAACCAAGGGTATCGAACTAGGATGCAAGGGAATACAATAACTGTTCTTAGTAAGCTTGAGTATAACAAGCAACGGGTAGACATGTTAGGTAAGTCAGTGGATGCTATCGACATGGCAACAAAGGTAGTCAGTAAGCACTTCTCTTTAAAGGATGAACTCAGTGAGTGGCTAGAAGATGTAGGTGGAGAGGACCGTAAGATTGTGGATAACATCGAGGTCACTCTTGATGAGCAGAAGTTCTTAGATCAGATCAAGATGGAAGGGATAATCTTTGAATGGATCTATATGAAAGATGTAAGGATCTTGACTGTGTTAAGGGTTAGAGAAGAAGAAGTAGAGGAAGAGGGATGATCAGAATAATAGTGAGAGAGTCAACATCCTTGCCGAATGGTGGAGGGGAAGTTTACTCACTGAAGTCCGTTGACATCGAACACCCTGAGTTAGAGGATCTCCTGAGACAAGAGGGATACAAGGATACCGGATACGAAACAAAGTCCATCCACGGGTATGAGTTAATAACGAAGGCACAAAACACAATCACTAAAGATAGAGAATCCCATGAAGACGGAACACCAACAGAATAAGTTATGAGTAAACGAGGTAACATTAAAAGAGTAGGTAAGGCACAGGTTCCAGGTTTAGATTCTGTAATCAACCAAGCTATACCACCATCGACGGTATTGGATGGTATAACAGATACGGAATCATTAGAGCACTTCATCATTAACATCATTCCGTCGCGAGATGCTAAGATGAGGTGGGCTGGAGTGCTATACGCATCTGTCCAAGGAGCAGTAGCAGTGATACCTATAGGAGAACCTAACGCTGGTCAACCTATGTCACAGTTAGAGGGCAAGCTAGTTCCTACGTGGCAGTTTGTAAAGTATCTGATGAAGTTGGAAGAGAAGGATTTGTTTAAGCCTTGAGGAGATGACATTCGAAGACCTATTACTAATCGATGATCCTTCTACCTTAGAGGCTATGTCTGAGCAAGAGCTTAGGTCTAGTCTATCCTCTTCTCTGAATGACTGTCCACCTATAGAAGCTAAGTGGCTCCAGTCTAAGTTAGAGGTCAAGGCTAAGAAGGTAGTGAAGAAGAAAGATAAGAAGGTAAAGGATACTAAAGAGAAAGAGATGCTAATGACACAGATTATGAGTAGCGGGGTAGATGTTGAGAAGGCAATGGGAGATTTCATGAAGCAAAGGAAATAGAGAGAAGATGAGAACAGTATACTTCGACCCATCATTACTAACATCTACCTTCTGCCCTAGAGCTATGTTCTATAGGCAGGTAGAGAATACCCAAACAAAGTTTGATTCCATAGCAGCTATCTATGGTAACGCCGGACATAGGTTCTTGAGGAAGTTGTATGAAGGAGAAGGGTTTAACCCAGCTCTAGCCTACGCCTCTGAGTATTACCAAGAGAATACAGAAGGTAAGATCTTAGATTCTAAGGAGTTCAGGACTTGTCAACATCTCCAACTAGTATGTCTGAACTACTATCAGAACCATCTATCTAAATATCTACACCAGATGCCTATAAAGATTGGCGAGGGAGATAAGAAGATTCTTGGAACTGAGTTGAACTTCGCGCTCCCCTATAAGGTTACGGATGACCTACAGGTAATCCTGTGTGGCACTATAGATAAGGTGGTGAAGAAAGCAGATAGGCAGTTGGAGATCATAGACTATAAGTTCACAGCTACATGGGATAGCCGGATGTATCTACAGAAGGCAGCTCATATACCTCAGCTAAGGTTCTACTCTATGATGTTGAAGAAGTTCTTAGGGTTGAGTTACTACCCCTCGTCTAGGTTAGAAGGTATCTTCCTCTCTAGGTTACAGAAGAAAGATCCTAAGCTAGAGAAGATCTGTTACGTAGAACAATCGGATAGCTCCATCTACTTAGAAGAAGACATGAAGATCTTCGAAGAGATGTTGCACCGGACGATGGCGAAATGGATAGGCTATCTAGATCATCAAGATGTAGGGAATAGGCAGTCATGGCCTATGGATTGGATGCAATGCTCGGGGTATTGGGGTGACTGTAGCTATATGGATCTATGCAATGCTGATAGAGATCAGGGATTGTATGAGTTGTTGAAGACGAAGTTCGAAGAGGGACCGTATGAGCCCCTCAAGTTCCAGAACTAGAGGAGAGTAAGAGATAAAAGAATGACAACAATACTACTATCGCTCATAGCAGGACTACTCATAGTCATCCTCACAATGTTAATCCTAATCTACTCAGCAATGAAATAAAGAGATGACCAACTTCGACTACATGAGACGGCGGTTACTTATCAAGGCTGAACTCTGGGACTTCAACAAGGACTATGACCAGCTATCTAACACAGTCATTACTCAGGACACCATGCACTTCTGGGAGCTACAACATAACAGATTATGTATGGGCTTGATGAGGTATGGTAGACCTAAGAAGTTCTCTTTCACTACTGCTAAGAGGTATGTCAAGGATGCACATAGGAGAGCAGAAGAATATATCAAGACAGGTAATGTGGAATACTTAGTAGATGCTTGCAACATCCTCATGCTATGTCATACAGAAGGTGAACACCCTAACAAGAACTTCAAGGCAGTAGATGATGGACAGCATATAGAAGGAGAGAATAAGATATGAAACCAACAGATTATCCTAAGATCCTGCTAGTAGGAAGATCAGGTTCAGGTAAGACCTCTTCTCTAAGGAATCTAATGCTACCTCAAGTAGCTCTGATCAACGGAGATGATAAGGCTCTACCTTTTCCTAAAGCTAACCTCGGACATTACGAAGAGGTGATGAAGGCATCTGCTATATCGATAAGATTGCAGCAGATAGATAAGATGGATAACATATCAGTAGTGATATTGGATTCCATAACCATATTGGGTGAGTCGGTGGAATCAGAGCTGGCTCTTATCCATAACAATGGGTTCGATCTATACGCTGACTACAAGAAGATCATGTTCAAGATCATCCGATCCATTAAGAAGATGAACAAGATAGTCATAGTCACTGCTATCTCTGAGGTCATCGAGGCTACGGCTATGAAGGGTGGAGTAATGACTACCTCTCAGAACCTATGTGCTGCGTTGCAAGGCCAGAAGATGAGGGGTAGGCTAGAAGCTAACTTTACTATGGTCATGTTCTCTCAGATGAAAGATAAGGAGTATGTGATGGAGACTAATAACGGCAACTCCAATACAGCTAAAACCCCTCTAGGTATGTATGAGGGAAGGAGGTTCATACCTAACGATCTCCTTCCAGTGCTGGAGAGGGTGTATGAATTCTATACCATCGGTAACACTTTAGCTTTACCTCCTGTTGAGGCGAAGTAACTCGGACACAAACAAACAACCCTTACATATATTATACATTATGTCACTAGCAAATATCACAGCAGGCGAGAAACCAAACAACATCCCATCCAACGTATACAACTTCATCATCAAAGCTATTGAGGTTAAGTCTACACGTAAAGACCCTAGCGTCCACATGCTTGCATGTGACGTGGAGATCTCAGGTAATGGAGAGGTTCCTTCAGGACAAGATGAAGCAGGTAATGTCTTGATGGTAGATCCTAACGGAAGGAAGTGTAAGAACTGGTTCGTCATCAAGGCAACAGCACCTGGGTTGCAACAGGTTGCAGCAGTAGTAGAGAAGGCAGGTCTATCTCTGTTCGAGGAGTGTGATAACCTGGAACAAGTAGCTGCGGTTATGGATAATAACCTAGACGATATAGCTGAGATCCTCAAAGGAGAGTCTATGTCTGGGCGATTCCGAACAGAGACAGTAGCGCAAGTAGACGAGGAGACTGGCGAGGCTATCACTAACCCTGACACCGGGGAACAGCTAGTCTCTACGAGGTTGAATATCGGAGAGGTCTTCGTTAAACTTAGAGTGTTCGAATAGAGGTGAGATAGTCCTAGTAGAACGCAAAAGGAAAACAAGTAAACATAACAACTAACAAAGAAAGGTTAAAAGATTATGAATTGGGCATGGTAAAAAGATAAAAGGTATCTAGATGATACGACTTAAAAGTCAGTAACGGATAGGTTATTGATTACTACTCTCCCCTTTAGAGGAAGCAAAGACCTTTAGAGGGGAGTCAGTAATCCAGAACACAACTAACTAACTAACTAACTAACTAACTAACTAACTAACAACAGCTATGAGTGATGAAGAAAAGATTATAGTGCTGACGGAGTTCCCTAGGATCAGGCCATGTATGAAGGTCTATCTGTATAGGGATGCTCACTTACTGTCATGCGCGAAAGATACACTTGCTATTGGGATCACGCTAATAGAGACAGAGGTGAAGGGATTAGATGAGAATGTTTACGTAGCTATCTCATGTTTAAGAGAAGATAAACCATTGATAAGGAAATGGTTAGAGATAGAGATCAATCACCTTTGCCAAACCTATGAATGATAAACAGATAGAGATGTGTAAGAAGGTTAGCGTGTATAACTTAGAACAGAAGATGCTGTTGAAGATAGTTAGAAAGGAAGTAGCTTTTATCCTTCCTGTAGGTAAGACTATCTCAGCTAGAGGGCTTAGGTATATAGATTCCTTAGAGTTTAAAGATAGGAAAGAATTTAAATGTAAATGTTTCCTTAAGCATTTAACGGACGGAAGAGAAAGTTTAAGTGTGCGTTTCATCTGCTACTCCTTTAATGAGGAGACTGTTATGGAAGAGTTGTATCACTTAGTACTTAGATCAGCAATAGATAGCAGGTCTTATAATCCTCAGTATAGTGCTTGGAGCAAATATGAATATGAAGATCCTTTCAAGGCGCAGTATAAACAGCAGCAACAGAGAGCATATAATCCAAATGTATCTGCTACTGGTAAGACTATGGAAGAGTTAATGAGGGAGTTGTTCAAGCAAGGTTTCGGAGGCGGCGGAATATGACTAAGGATTTCAAAGCACCCTTATACAAGGGTATAACCTTCCTCTTATCTAAACCCTCTAGGTTCGACCAGTCCCGTCTACTTACTGGTTACGGAGGTGAGTGGTTCCAGAAGATACTTCACCCTTACCTTATCTTCAACGTAGATGTTAGGACAGTGGAGCAACACAGGACTATATACAATAACAAGTTCTCTCCTGGCACTAAGGTAGTAGTGTTGTGTGATCCTTACGCTATTGATAAATACCTACCTGGCAAGAAAGATCCAGAGATGAATGAGGTTAGAGGTAACGTGTATGAAGGAGAGGATAAGATAGTCTACATCCCTACCTATGCACCGCAAAATGCCTATGACTTCTTGAATCGAGAGTATCCAAAGGATGAAGAGAATCTATCTGATGAACTAGATAAGGATGAGAAGAACCACGGAGGCACACAAAGAAAGAACTTCCGCTTCTGGTTCTACCAGGATGTGAAGAAAGCGTTAAGGATACTAGAGAAAGGTATCACTAAACCTGCCCCCTTCACACACCATAACCCTGCGCAGATCTCCTTAGTAACTAAGATCCTTCACTCCTCTATCAACGAGGACTGGGTGATAGACATAGAGACTACTATCAACTACGGTATCACTGTCCTATCTATCGGAAGGATGTCTACTAGAGAAGTCTTCGTCATCCCTATCTCTCTCTACGATAAGGCTATCATGTTCTCAGAAGAGGACTACCGTATCTTCTTCAAGGTATTACAGAAAGCCTTTGATGAGAATAGATGGATAGCACACAATGGTTCCTTTGACTTCTTCATCTTAGCCTGGAGGTTCAAGCTATCTCCTCCGTTGAGGATGTATGATACGATGATAGCTCAACATAGGATGTCAGTTGAGTCAGAGAAATCTTTAGGTCATTGCATATCCCATTACCTAGACCTACCATATCACAAAGATGAGGGATGTTTCGAACCTCATAACCATTGGCAACAGACACAGTTGTGGGATTATAATGCTAAGGATGTAGAGACTACTGCTTGGATCTATGAAGCTCAAGAGGTGGTGCTAGGTAAGGATAAGGAGTTAAGGGAGTCAGTGGTTAGAGGGAACTCGTTCATCCGCCCATTCCTGTTCTCCGCGCTGCATGGAATAAAGGTAGATCGGGCAGGATTAACTAAGGAGAGGGAACGACTCGACCGCCTATACACACAGCAACAGCGTATCCTTAACATCCTAGTAGGCTATGATCTCAACGCCAACTCTCCTCTCCAAGTAGGTGAATACCTATTCGACTTTAAGGGGCTAGGTAAGAAGTATGTGAAGAGGAAGACTAACTCAGAGACTCTGATCCGTTTGCTTAGAACCAATAAGATACCAGCTATCCGTTGCCTGTTATCTATGAGGAAGCTAGCTAAGGATAGAGGAGTCCTTGACTTCGCAGCTTGGGGTAAGAATGGGGATAGGTTCACCTCATCCATAAAGCCAGCTGGCACCAAAACTATGCGTAATGCTTCGTCAGCTTTACTGGTGTTCAAGCGGCAATTCACCCTAGCCAGCGGGCAGCAGCGAACGGCGGCTATAGGATACGGCTCTAACGTCCAGAACATAACCAAGAGCCTCAGAAAGTTCTTCATCCCTGATGCTAACAAGATTCTGGTGAACGTCGATCAGGCGGGTGCTGAGGCCCTGGTTGTTGCCTACCTCAGCCCCCCTGGACGCTACCGTAAGCTATTCTTAAACGGCGTCAAGCCACATAGCTTCATCGCTATGCACCTATTCGCTAAGGAGTTCGCGAAGCTAATGGATATGAAGATGGCGGATTATATTCTAGGCTTCTTGAACGTAGAGGTAGAGGAGTTGGTCTTACATAAGAGATGGAAAGAGTTAGCGAAACTGATCAAGGACTCAGATGGATGGGAAGGTAAGAGATATTATTACCTCGGGAAGAAGGTATGCCACGCTAGTAACTATGGCATGGGATTCAATACCTTTATCAACTCCATCATGGAGGAGACGGACGGCGCTATCGTTCTAACGGCTAAGGAGGCTAAGGCTATGCTCGCTATGTATTACTCTTTGTTTCCTGAGATAGCTAAGTGGCATGTAGAAGTTAAGCAACAGCTTGCTATCAACAGAACCCTTACCAATCTATTCGGAGATCGTAGAGTATTCAATGCTCCCACCGATGATGCTATGTATAGAGATGCCTACTCATGGGTGCCTCAATCAACCATCGGAGTCCTTACTAACGTAGGGATACAGAGGTTAGAGCATGCAGTAATTCATGACCCGAAGATGAGGTCAGTAGATTTCTTAGTTAACGTCCATGACTCTATGATGTCACAGTGTGATATAGGAAAGGAGTTGATGGTAGCTAAGGAGATGTCGGGGTATATGGAGGAGGAATTCACAACTAAACATGGGACCTTTACAATTAGGTGTGAGGGTCAAGTCGGATATAATTGGAAAGATTTGGAGGATGTAGAGATATGAGCAACAACGCATACATACCAACTAAGCTAGAGATCGAGACTAAGATCCTGGTCGAACTAGAACACCTCTTACAATATAGTAAGTGCCACAGTAACATGGTCCATCCTAAGATCTATATTAGGTTTGACGATATACCAGTTAACCCTGACTTCATTAACATAGAGCTGTTGAAGATGATTAGGGAATGGGCACAGAGAAGAGTAATAGAACAGAAGGAGATAATAGATGAGCTATAATAGAGACGGAGATGAACAGCTAGTCCATGATGAGAATTGCCCTGTATGTTTGGAGGGTGATATAGAGATACCAGAAGAGGATGAAGGGACTACTGGATGGGCGAGTTGTAGTAACAGTGACTGCAAACTATACATGGAAGCCAAGTCTCAAGCTAGCTTAGACCTCCTCCTAGATCTAGCACAGAGAGGCTTGACTTGGAACTTGAGAGAGCTAACCGGAGACAGATATCAACTAACCAAAGTATATAAAGTAACATGAAACAAGAAATGAAACCACTACTAACAGCATTCAAAGACCGTAACACTTCAACGGATTACCGTTACGATCTAACAGATAACAGTGCACCCACTCACCTAGACCTTAGGAGGAGGAGTTGGAAGATGAAGAACCAATACCAATCTGGTGCATGTGTAGGCTTTGCAGTTACGGGTGTAATGGAATGGCATACCCTTGAGGATCTATCACCTAACTTCCTGTGGATGTGTAGTAAGGAATCAGATGCTTATAAGGTATTGCCTACCACAGCACTGACTACCGCCGGAACCTATATCAAGGACGCGCTCTCTGTAGCTAAGAAGCATGGCTGTCTTACCAGGAAGCAGATGCCTATGGGTAGGTTCTGTAACCTTTCCCAAGCAGATTATATCAAGGAAGCAGCTAAGAATAAGATCAAATCCTATTACAACGTAGGTAGATCAGAGAAGAAGATCAAGGCATGGCTACATGAACATGGTCCTTTAGTCACGCACCTCACTCCTGATCCACAGTTCATGTCCTTTAATACTAAGAGGTTAGCTAACTATAAGATCCAACCTCCTATGAGTCCGGGACATGCTATCATCATCTGCGGCTATACTCCCCAAGGTTACATCATCAAGAATAGCTGGGGAACTAGGTGGGGTAGAAGAGGCTATGGATATATGGATATCAAAACCTATGCTAACCTTGCATTGAAAAGCTGTTATGGAATCACTGTCTGAGAAATGGCTAAGCTTGGTGATACTAGCAGTAGCATTAAGTATTAGCATAGCAGTCTTCGGTAGGATAGAAGGAATATTAACCTTCTGGTCCATTGTATTAATTACTGGATATTCAAATAAGATAATGAATTTATGAAAGATAAATGTAAATGGGATAAGAGCTTCCAAGGGTTGTATGATTATACCTATCGCACAACTTGTAACCCTAGTCCAGATGATCCGACAGAGCCTACCCAAGTCCTCTCTCAACCACACGCAGGTAAGAGGTTTAAATTCTGTATCCAATGTGGGAAGGAGATAGATTATGGGAATGATGTAGATGTTCCTAGTAGGGTTAGAAGTGATGAAGGCCCTTGGGTATTCCTCAAAGATAAAAGCACAACAGTCCAACTTAAGGGTGTGTTAGAGAGGGAGGTTGTAGATATAGAATGTTCTACTCCTCTAACAGCGCTAAGTATGGCTGATAGATTAACTGCACTATTAAAAGAACCAAGATGAGCAAGAGAATTAAACACCACGCAGGGGATAGAGTGATCTTCATCCCACAACATGCACATGGAAGTAAGGACCACGCTGATTGCGAGAGAGGTATAGTTACAGTCAACTCTCCTCTAGGCAATGTGTTCGTTAAGTTAGATGGAGATGAAGGTAGCAGTAAGGGATTCAAGTCCTGGGAATTGGAGGCAGAGTGAAGACACAAGATAGTAAGGAGGTAAAGTTTATGCCTATGCTAGACAGCCAGGTTATGCCTTTCGGAAAGTATAAAGGAACAAGGTTATCCTCTGTCCCTGCTGATTATCTTAAATGGATATGGGATACTTTCGATCATGCAGTCACAGGTAATCTAGCTATCATAGATTACATTAGAAGGAATCAAGATAGGTTGAAGGAAGAGAATGAAAAGAATAACAGTCGAGGTAGTGATGAAGGATAAGGAGGGGGTAGCTATCCCTCTTTTAACTAAAGAGTATGATGAGATACCTACTCCTACTACTCTATACAATGAGTTAGTGGCAGCGTTGAAGGTTAGGTTGTTAGGTAAATGATCTCTCACCTACCCAAACACATACCTAACCTAGCAGACTGGAGGGTAACTATCACTGACAGGCATTGGAATGGAGTCTATACTTACTTCGTGGACCTCACAACCCACGATCATTCCTATCTCCAAAGGATACCATTCACAGCTAGAGGACCTGCACAGACTTACTTCCAGGAACTCAGCGCGGAGATACTAGAACGATCACATAAGCAGTAACACACTCACACTTACTATCATGGCAAACGAGAAGATCAGGTATGAGAGGGACGAGCTTCTTAACAAATACCGCGCATTCATGCGTAACACTAACGTAGCACCTGAATACATTGATTGGGGTTTCTACTTCTCTATCCTTACAGCAGGGACAGGCAAGTATGGCATCGGAGCCATATATGAGAATGATCTCAATCCACTCAAACCAGACAATAAAGATAAGAACAGGCTGGTTAAGAAAGTAGACACGATGGAGATGAACTTGTTCGTCATGATAGTAGGTGAGTCTGGTTCTGGTAAGACCAATGCAATTAAACACTTACCTAAGTTCTTTAAGAGAGCTAATAAATACGTAGAGAAACTCTCAGGTGATATGCCTAGAGACTGTAAGACTAACATCCTTCCAGAAGATATGACTCCTGAGGCTATGATCAAACATCTAGCTAAGGACTGCGAGCAGGAGATCAAATGGAAATACCGATCTAATGAGAAGGGCGGACTCCTAGTCCCGGTAAATCGCAAGGTAAGTATAGGCACTCTCATCGTCAACGAGATGGGTAGTTGCTATGGTAATCGTAACGATGATATCTCTGGTGTCTTTAACCAGTGCTTTGATGGAGGTTCCTTCTCCTCTCGCCGTATCTCTAGATCCTCAGTAGACGTAGACCATAGTTGCGTATCCCTTATAGGAGCAGCCACACCTAGTTGGTTCGGAAGAATAGCTAAGACTACCTCCGCTGATGAAGGCTTGTTATCTCGTTTCGTTATCCTTAACGGAGCACTCCAAGCTGACCCTTACTTCCACTCTCGCTCAGAGAAAGAGGATCTGTTCTTCGAAGAGTTTGCTAAGTGGCTACACTATGTAGCTATGAACTCCCGTATGCTATACGTAACCGAGGAGGTATGTGAACAGGTCGAGGCTTTACATAAGAAGGAATTCATAAACCACAAGAACAATAACCCACATCTGCGCGAATACTTTAAGAGGAGGAAGCGACACCACTGGCCACTGGCTCAGATCCTTAAGCTATCAGAAGATCCATCTACTCCTTTCGTAGAATACCACCACTTCGTTAGAGCCTCTAATATCCTACGACATGCAGAGAAGAGAATGGCTATCCCATTCATGGAAGCCTTGCGAGATATCATAGATAAGGTCAAGACAGATATACTAAGGGAGTTCAATAAAGAGATGGATGAGTCAGGTGCATCAGAGCTTCACCTAACCTTCAGTGAACTCTTTAGTTCCTTACAAAGATACACAGATGGGAAAGGATCTATGGATGTGAAAAACCTGTTACAGCAAATGGGCATAATAAAACCCGCCAAGATCCTTAGGAATAAAGGAGTCGTTGACGGGTATAAGGTGCTAGCTATTAATGTCAAGCAGGCATTGAAGAATGCTATCGGTTAGAGGTTGGGGGTCATAGCGTTCTTACGGCTATTAATTCTCCTCTCTATCCTTGACTCTTTAATCAATGCAGCTGTTTCCTTATCATCTCTGAAAGGAACACTGTTCATAAAGGTTTTGAAGTCCTTGAACTGAGTCCTGCTAGTCCTAGGGTTAGGGACAGGAGTAGTATTAGCTACGTCTAGTTTGTTAAACTCAGACTTGAGCTTATCTCTATTATTTCCTGCTCTCTCCTTAGCTCTAGCTACTAGACCTGGAACCATAGTAGCAGCTTTGCTTAAATCCTCCTCTTTTGCGAAGTCCTTCTTCATCTTATTGCTTACCCTAATATCAGGGGCTAGGGGAGCAGGATTATTATACCCATACAGCCTATTAAACACAGCATATTCTTTCTTCTCATTCAGTTCTTTTGTTATCTTTCTCTGGCCTGGAAACATTACCTTGTTGACTAACCTTATTGTCTGGTTCATCCTAGATAAGATGCTATCAAAGTCATCCATGAAAGCACCTTCAGTATCATAGTTACCTTCAGACATATTGATAAGCATTGTCATCACCTCTTTGCCTACATCATCCTTATACCCTAGCAAGGTATCTGATACAACAGGCATAACCCTACCTGTCTGCCTAGCACTCACTATGTTGTTTATGATATCCATCTGGATACCAAACTGTGAGGCCAGGGCTAACTGAGATGTTACTCTATAGAATACTTCATCTGCAATAGGCTCCTCATTATCCCCATCCATAGCTGCTGCATAGATCTCTCTCCACTTAGCATGAGCTAATCTTCTACCTCCATTCAAGGCTTCTATCCCTACCTCTAGTATAGGAGTTAAGCCTGCTGCTCCTGCTAGAGTCATAAAGGCTCTCATATAATTACCATCTTTCATAGGTTTAATGATAGTCCTATTAGCAGTAATAGATCTCTCTAGCCCCCACCTTTGGAGACCAATGAAAGGAGAGATACCTTTACTTGTAGCCCATGCAGGTAAGCCTCTATGATCATATGTTCCCTGCGTCGTCTCTACATACCTTGCAGCTATATGCTCTAGGTCTTCTTGGGGGATTATCCCCTTACCTTCCTCAATATACTTCTTTCTCCAATCTATTCCTTCTGGTGCAAACTCATCAAAGAAAGCTTCCATATTCTTCCTGCTCTGGTTATTAGTTATCACCCTCTTACCAGCTAAAGCAAGCGCGGCATCAAAGGCTCCATACTTACCTAGCATGAAATTAGTCCCCCTAGATATCTGCTCGAATAGTGAACGCCCTTGTATCTTGTTAGCTACATCTCTGAACTTAAACATGGTTTCTATTGCTCCTCCTGTAGCAAACTGTGTAGTTTCATTTGATCCCACATCAGCAGTGATAACTCCCTCTTCCATCCCATCCGCAATAGATTTAGCTACAGCCTTATAACTTGCCTTAATAGATCCCAGCTTTAACTCAGCTGCCTTCTTTGCTCCATCAACTCCTAATCTTACCATAGTCTCAGGTGTTAGATGTGGCATACCTATCAGAACCATATTAGCAAGATCCCTTCCTCCAGTAGCAAATCCCATGATCAAAGATTTGACACCGCCACTTATAGCCTCAAAGAATAGATTGTTACTACTGTCCTTGCCTTCCATTTCTACCATAAAATCAGAGACATCTGAACCCATAGTCTGTGATCCTTCCATCTTATGGAAACCGCCACCAGGTCTAGGTACTTGTTCACCTTGTGAGTATACTTGCTTCTGTGATCTCTTTAGGAAATCAGGCTCTCCTTCTGCTCCGCGATTAGGGTTAACAGTAAACAGATCACCTTTTATCCCAAGGGCTTTCCTCATTACAGGATCAAGTTCTATGTTCTTAGCGAAGGCTAACCTCTTAGCTGCTCTTCTTCCATACCTTTCATTTGCTATTACTATATCCTTGTTCCTCCAGCTTGGTGGAATACCTAATCCCCCTGGCTTATCTAAAGGTCCAAACCCACTAGCTTTATTCCCTGACTCCAAAGATCCAAAGCTATCTCTATACTTAACCCACGCAGACTCAGCAGCAGCATCTAGTTGGGCTGATGTTTTAAGTTTCTTCTTTTTACCTAAAGTAACTGCTTCTATATCTAGAGCCTCTAGCTTAGGTCTTACATGTTTAACATATTCTATACCCCTAGCTGTTCTTCTATCCTCAGCTGATGCACCTCTGAACCTCTTGACTAAAGTAAGATCATTCAAGGCTTCCCTTGTTAATCCTTGAGGATAGAAGGTAGGGTCTTCAGATCCAAACCTAGCAGTCTTAACCTTCTTCCCATCTACATCTACAGTTTCCTTAATGCCTAACCCTACATCTTCATTCTGGTATTTCCTATATTTAAGCATAGACTCCCTGAAGCTATCATAGAGAACCTTCTGTTCTGCATCTAGTTTAATCTTACTCCCCCCTAATCCTGCATCTATCTCATCACTGAGCACCTGCCCTACCTCATCCAGTTTTGTCTTTAACCTTTTAGGAAGAGAAGCATTATTCAATGTCGTCATTTTGGCTAACCCTTTTAACTGGGTTATCCGATAGGCTCTCTTATACCTAGCTACTTCCCTTAAGAAAGGGGTAGAGTTCTTTCCAAATATCTTCCTCTCATCTCTGATAGCTTGGGTAAACTTGGGAGCCATATACTCACCTACTGGTCCAGTCCTTCTAACTTTCTCGATAGTAGGAGACATGAAATGCCCTACTGCTCCTATGGCCTTCGTTATAAGATCCCTAGGATTACCTGGACCTGAGTTGATAGGAGGAGGCAGAACTAGATCCTCTACATCTTCTACCTCTCTGGCCATGTTCTTAACTACCTTGTGTAGGACTGGTAAAGGAATCCTATTCCCTATAACATCCCCATCCTTACCTAAGATATCCTTGAAGTCATCAAGGGTTTTACCTCCACCATCCCAAGCTTCTACTCCTTTATCTATCAGGTGTTGAGTATTACTATCAGGTTTAGTAACCCTATTCACTAATCTATCCCTGACTGTAAGAGGTTTACCTGAGGTGAAAGGGTTAGCTGAGGTATAGGATTTGATCCCCTCTACATCTAATGGAGCCATAGCTCCTACTTCCATATCAGATAGGTAGTTATCTCTAGCTACGCTCTCAGCTAATACAGGGTCAGTGTTAGCTATGTTCTCAGCTACTACTGTCTCTGGTCTAACTATGACTTCTCCCCCTTGCGTAGGAATCTGGTCATGGACTCCACCTTCTGCGCTATCCAGCTTACTAAACATAACGGGTTGAACCGCTCTAGGATTATTAACGACGCTAGAAGGATTAACATCATCGGTAGTAATAGCGTTTTCATTCTTGACAGATAAAAATTCTTTTAGTTTTGTCAGCTCTCCCTTAAACAGCTCAGGCGCGATTCCTTCGAACACATCCAAGCTTGCTCCGAAGGCCTGCTCTAAAGTTACACCTTTCTTTTTCAGTTCCTCTAGCCCTACTCTAACCTTTAGTTTATCCGCTCTATCACCTTCGGATAGGATTAACCTTACGTTTTGGGCTATCTCCTCAGGAGAAGAAAAGGACTGTTGGCGTCTATAATGTTCAAGCTCTATAGCTGAGAACTCATCCTGAAGGATAGCTAATTCTATATTCTCTTTCCTACTGAACTCTCTCAGATCTAGCTCCTCTTCTTTTAGTCCTAAGGCTACATCATTCTTGGCCTGCATATCCTCAAACTGTTTATCACTTAGGGATTCCAACTCTCTATTTCTTATGGTAGGGCGATTAACACCTAGAGGAATTGGTATTCCTCCAGTAGTAGCAATATCTACACCACCTTTAACATTTTCATTCTTAGGTATATTAGTTTCAGGGGTTAAGGGTATATCATCTGCTGACTTAATAAAGTTACCTCTTCCAGCACCAGAGATACCTCCCCCTATCAGGGAAGCGAAGCTAACCTTACCCAGATCTAACCCTTCTCCTTGTAAGGACTGAGCACCTAGCTCTACTCCTGCTTCTACTGTCCCACCTATAGCAGCCTGCATCAAGGCATCCTTCTCCAGATCACTCAACTTCTTCTTAGGTGTTATAAAGTTCTTAACCCCTTTCAATAGCTTACCAACATTCCTAACTGAAGGACGCATACCAACAATCTCAGGTATGAACTCCGCGGCAAAAGTAGCATTAGGTGATGTCTCCCTACTACTAACTACTTTGTTCTGGAAGTCTTGGCCTCCTGGTATATGAGGAAGGATAGCTTCTTGCGCTTTAGCTGTTCCGAAGCCTAGACCTAACCCACCTATTAACCCAAACGCAGGTATAGCAACAGGTGCAAAAGGTCCAGTCATGGCACCTGCTGCCATCCCTAAACCTGCACCAGCAAACCCTCCAGCAGTAGGGATAGTAGCATTCAAGGCTGCAAATCCCATATCCTCTACTGTGTTACCTACACCACTCCTTTCACTAGGTGGAGTAACCTGGGCGTTATCAGGATCTATCCCTAGCCTCCTTAGCCCCTCTCTTTGTTTGTCATTTAAAGTTGCCATAATATTACCTCCTTGATTCTTGGAATGCTTTCCATTCGGCTAGAGGGACAGTCTCCCCATTTATAATGATAGCCTGATTACCTCCCTGACCTATCACTGTTCCATCAGGTAGACCGGCGTCTGGATTAGGTGTTACACCTAGGTTGCCTTGGGTGATATCTAACCTAGAAGGGACAGGCAATCTAGCACTAGCTAGACCTGTTCCTCTTCCTCTTCCTCTTCTTTCTAACCTTTCCCCTACAGTAGGTTCTCCTTCCTTTCTCACTACCTCTATCATATCCTCCATATCTAATCCTCTGAGTATGTTTAAATCAGACGAAGTCTTATTTGATCTAATGTTTGATAAAGCCTGCTCCATCCTTATACCCATAGGAAGACTCTGATTAGCAGAACCTACATTTGGAAGTGCAGGATTATCCAAAAGAATTCTTAAAGGAAACTTATTATCTCCTACATCCACAGGAGTATCACCAAAGAATTTCTTAGTGGCAAGACCTTCTACCTTATCCTCTGCTAATGCCTGCTCAGCATCTTGATTTGCTCTGACTAGATCACCTGCTCCAGGAATTTCAGCTAGTGACTTTGTTCTACCTAGATCAAACCCTGCTGTATCACCTCTTACACTTGCTATTGCCCTGTCTTGAAGGAGCTGTTGAAACGCTGGATGTTCTAATTGTTCAGGTGTAAGGTTTAATTCTTGGGCAGTGTCAACCATTATCGCTCTTATAGCAGCAGATTCGGCAGCCTGCTCTGAGTTAGTAAAACCAGTCTGTTTAGACGCAGCATTAGTATTAGCTAACGCTTCCGCTACATTCTTATCAGTCTCTACAGCTAAAGCGGTATCTGCTCTATTCTCAAATCTGTCAGTAATAGCCGCACCCACCCTATTTTGTTCAAGCTCTCTTGCGGCATCAGCATTAGTACTAGCTAAGTTTTCTGCGGTGCTTTTTCTATTCTGAGTATCTATTACTCCCTGACCAGCAGTAAACTTATTCATCTTCGCCTGCCTAGCATCAGCAAACTGATTACTCTGGGTATTATTAGACCTACTCAACATGCTCTGTAACTGCATCTGCTGTAACAGATCATTCTGCTCTATGTTCTTACTCCTAGCAGTATCATCACCACTAAGCCTAGCTAGAAAAGATCCAATCTTACTCTGCGTAAACCTATCCCTCCCTCCTACTATCTCACCTGTAGCAGGATCAACAGTTGCTCCCTCAAAATCTTCTCTTTCCTTAACCTTACCGCTGCCACCAGTCAGTAGGTTTAATATATTACTTGCTGCACTTGCCATAACTTTATCCTTATTAAGGTCCTGCGATTGATCCGATACCTCCTGCGATCTTAGAGAAGTTGTTAGCGAAACTATTATCAGAGTTAAGCTGATTAGCTTGTCTTGCGTTACTATTTGCCTCACCAAACACTTGCTGACCTTGACTCAAAGTATCATTACTTTGAGTCCTCACCCCTGTATTAGTTTGCTGGCCTAGGTTAGTAGTTCCAACTCTACCTGTAGCCTGAGCAAAGGTATCTATCCCTTGCCTTGTAGCAGGAAGGAGGTTACTAGCTGTATTGATAGCAGCACTAACAGCACCTACTCTCTTCAACCTTTCATCTCCGAAGTTGATAGCGTTCCTGATAGTATCAGTATTGCTTCCTACTCCAGATGTCCTACCTTGGTTCAATCTATTGATCCCTCGCTCACTAGCAGCTAACTCACCACCTGAGCCATCCACGCTCACACCGTTGAGAAGCTCTAAAAGCTTGGCTCCAGCGGCTTCCCTGCCTTCGAAGAACTCAGGATCAGCTTCTCTAGCTGCCTCAGTTGCAGCAGCTAAGAGTTCTTTCCCTGGACCTCGTAGGGTTTCTAGCTCACTAGTTACCTGTTGGTTACGGTTCGCCGCTGATATCTCACCACCTATCTGAGCTGATCTTCTTCCCTCAGTATCTAGCAGCTCATTAGCCAGCCTCGCAAATTGAGGAGATATCTGTTGAGCAACATCAAACCTTCCTTGCTCTACTGCTGGAGTAAGTTCTGTAATTAACTGTGTCAGTTTAGGCAAGTTCTTAATCGTTGCCTGCATTGATGCATCAGTAGTTTCACCTGCACTATTCTTAGATTTACTCATATTATAATCTCCCTCTTATCTTTAAAAATTGGTTCCAAGAGTAGTTAACCCTTCTAACTTTACCTGGAAGGTTCTTCACTGCCCTTAATGCTGTGAATGAATGGAATGGGAATCGATTGTATAGGTTATCTAATAGCCCAGCTAGAGCTTTAGGGTGTGAGGTGTAGAGATTCAATACCTCTAACAATAAACCTTCCCTTACCTTAACTGTCATAACCCCCACTATCTTATCCCCATTCACCACCATTGCTACCTTGTTCTCTAAAACAGCCTTAGTTACTCCCGCGAAATTCTTACCTCTGAACGCCGGGCCTGTATCATGGCTCATTACATACTCTACTACATTGGCTAAATTCATATGCTTACTTGTTAATAATGAACTGGTCTATTACATTCTCCGATGTATCGATTGCCTTACAATACAGATTAAACTCATCAGCGTGTAGCTTAAGTATGGTGCTAGTCGTGAAGTGAATTACCTTACTCTCAGCCTGCAAGTTATCTATTGCTGTCTCCCTTGAATTACCACTATAGACATTAACGTAAGGTATGTTATCTACCTGTAGCCTTTCATAAGCAGCGGTGCGAGAGGATAGGACTAGATCTACACCTAGCTCTGCAAAGTTCCATCTCAGATCCGTTTTAGCTACAGGATTGAACGAGGTATAAGGAGCGTGATGCATCATCACTATCTTGAACCGCGCAGTAGACTTAGCGATAGTAGCCTTGAACCAGCTATACTGTTCGCTATTCACATCCACACCATGAGGTTCTTTCAGCACACCTGCTTGGTCATACCCACTACTCAACAAGAAGATCTGCATGTTCTTATGCACATACTCCATATACCTATTGTAGTGATGACCTAACATATACTCTATCAGATCCCTTCCATAGTCCTCTGAGTATTCCGTAGCACCTAGACAACAATACACCTTCTTCAAGGTATTCTCATAATCTAGGTAGTCACTTAACGGTGTAAGGGTAAGAGAACCACCGGAGCCTGCAACCTGGTTTCCGCCACCAAGGTATAGATCAGGCAAGATTGCCTTAGCAGCCTCGATCAGAGTTACCTTGTCTCCGGTGGTCTCAAAGTTGTTACCAAAAAATACTAGGTCGTAAGGATACACATCTCCTCCTAATTGCTTTATATCATCATAGTCACTAGGGCTATCATACTCTACAGATACACTCTCCACTTCATGCTGAATCCAATCTATAGCTAGGTCGACGTTAGTCTCGATCATCACTGCTGTTCTCCTAGCATGAGGAGTGTTAAAGGCTGCTGTCCTGGTTATCCCACCTGGTATGATATTAGGTAGATAAGGTAATGGCTTAGTCACATTCTCAGGTTCGCTCTGAGTTACGTTAACCTCCTGAGTCTCACCCCTTACTCCATCGTAGAAGTAAGTGAACTGTATCTTACCACTAGTCCTGATCTTGCTGCAGCCTATGGTAGTCTTAGCTACCCTCATCATAGACCTCTCACCCTTCTCATTACTTCCTCCGTAATCAGCCTGGTAAAACATACACGTAACTACCTCTCCAACGAATAGCTCTACAAACTTATCGCTAGTAGTTATCCCGAACAACCTCTGTATCCCGTTGATCCTCAGTATAGCAAACTGTTTGATCTGTCCAATGTTAGGGTAGTTATCCACACTAGCAAAGGATTGGGTGATAGTATCGAACACTATGACCACTGGTCCGTAGGAGGTCTGAACTGAGAAGAGTAAGTAGTCCTCGTATTCCACTGCCACACTATTCTCATCCTGTAACTCTTCCCCGAAGATCCTCTGTATCGACTCTGAGAAGCTCTTGTTCCTTCCCTCATTCTTACTGACGGCGATATCATTAAAGCTTCTTAACCCTGACTGATCTATCAACACCGTATCACTATTGTTCTCGACTAGAGAATTCTCACTTACTGCGCCGGTGTTAAAGATAGGACCTTGGCTAGTAAACGAGGGCTCTCCAAAGATAGTCCTTCCATAATCTGGAATAACAAACCAAGTCCCTTTCAACGTAGATACTATCAACCCTCTATTCTCTAGCGAAGAAGGATAGAAGCTAGTGATCTCGTCCAAGGAGATACTATGGCTAACGCTATCAGCTCCACCCTTACTCTCTTCAGGTAGCTTATCACCGTTGATATCGATGTTAACCATGAAGTCAGTAGGTCTACCAGTAACACTGCGATAAATCTTAGTATACTTACCCTTACTATCCTTAGCTACCATGTAGAGGATACCATCGTGGAACTGAGGTTTGATACCAATAGGCACATACTCTCTCTCACCTAGTGAGTTGTTCCATGCACTGTAAGCCTTAGTCTGCCTAGCTGAACCATCAGCGAATACAAACCAGGGCTGAGTTACTCCATCACATACGATAAAGCCAGACTCAGTTCCTTCGTCAAACTCCCCTTCGGTTGAACCTAAGGTAGAGTCTGTAGAGGAGAAGGCTTTCCTGTCCTTGTTAACAGTAGAAGAAGGCACCGCAGCTACGTATATCTTAACCGCCGTAGCAGATAGGGTGAGCGCGGGAATCTTGTTAAACCCTGCGGTATCATTATAGTTCTTATAATACCCTTTACCTCCAGCGAATACTACCACGAAGTCAGAGAAACTATACACTCCCTGCAAGTTAATCGCTCCGTCTATAGGCAACTTACTAGTCAGATCCTCTGGTCCCTTGATGGGCTTGATAGAGTTAAACCTATTCCTACCATTAACCATCAGGTAATACTGGCCCTTACCTATCTTAGCCCTATCTTCCTTATAGGACATCCCTCCATTAAACTGATCTATCTGTAGGGTATCACTCATCGTGTAATCCTATTGTGCGCAGTCATCAAACCACTAGGTTTAGTCTGGAGTCTATGCTCATTAGACCTCTCACTATCCTTATTGATATTCCTAGCAATCTTCTTAGCTACACCTTCTTCAGCTACAGCTTTAACCATTTCCTCTTGATCTTTACTGGCCATATAGAATACACTGAGTGCCATGTGTAGGATAGCGTCATCAAAACCAGGGCATACGAAGTCACTGTAATCTGTGTCAAAGGGCTCATATACGTATTTGTATAGGATCTCATAGCACTTACTACCTGAGCCGGTTAGCGAAGGATCTCTAATCTGGACCATAAGATACTTGCTTTCCTTCCTATGCGAGGCTATCTCGGCGATCTCATTAGCACTTGCATCGGTGACGACTACGTTGTATTTAGTCCTCTTGTTCTTATAGATCCCGCGCAACGGAGGATGGTTAAGGAAGGAGTTAACCGTAGTCTTAGTCACATCAGTAGCTGAGAAGGAGAGGGTTTCCTCTACTCTATCTCTACTACTCGTAGATCCTACTACTGTCACAGTAAAAGCTTCGTCATTCTGCGCAGATATGGTAAAGGTAAACGGAGATTCATTCTCCAGATCCCTGTTCAAAGCTACCTTTTGCTTCACTCTTATGTCCAAAGCATCCTGGTAATACTTACCATACTGATACCTAGGTCTTTTATCTATCAGAGTTAAGGGCATATTACTGCTTTGGCATCTAATCCCTCTTACTATATCTACGTAATAAGGTAAGGTTACTAGCTCGTTAGTCAGATCAAAATCAAATACTTGCTCATACAGACAGAACTGCATGTCAGTAGATTCATATAACCTTCTTGCTCCTTCATTAACAATGTCTATAGCTTTCTGTTTGCTATTAGCATTGTCTAACCTCAAGCCTGTCTGCACAGCTAAAGGAGTTAGTATATCAATTAATGGCATAACAGTTTCCTTAAGCTATTGAGAAGACGTTGATGTGGATCTCGAAGTCAACACGTCTGGCTGCGGGTAGGTCTACATAATCTACAGATCCCATCGCTCCTTGTTGATTCTTAGGTATCCAGACATGCTGAATCCCTGCGTGAGGTGCTTTATTCAAGTAGATGTTAACCAGTCCAGAGGTAGTAGTTATAGTAATGTAAGGGACAACTGGACCAGTAATAAAGCTGGCAAAGTTTCCTGTAGCTACTGAACATACACAATCTTTGACATCAAGATAGTCCCCAGTGTTCCATCCATGGGATGCATCATTAGCAATACACTTCAACCTAGCCGTTACTATAACAGGTAGAACTCCTAGGGTATGAGCAATGGAGTAAGGTGATACACCTCCACCTCCAGAACCAGTTAAGATTAGATCTGTCGAGATCAATGTTCCTACAGTCAACTGGGGAGTTCCAGCTAGAGTAGACTTACTAACACCAGTCCATCCAGTTCCTGTAGCATTAACTACAGGAACCATATTAGACCCGATAAGCTGTATATATTCAAACCCTAACCTATTAAAAGCTAGAGCAGATTGAACAGATCCAAGGGTTACTATACTAGTAGTAGCTACCCACTCAGGTGCACTACCATCAGCTTGAGTCCTGAGCACATACAGAGGAGAACCAGCAGCTATACTAGAGATAGTCAATCCTCCTGATCCTAACGCATCGTTAACATGAGAAGCACCTAGCGTAGTCCAAGCAGCAGCAGATCCACTAACTACTAGGAACTGTCCATCAGCTCCAGTCACTAGCTTATCCAGAGCGAAACTACCTACGGCGAATACATCAGAAGGATCTACCACTTCCCAAGCAGTGCCACCAGCATTGATCCTATACACCTGATAAGCCGTCCCGCCATCTAAAGCAAACTTCTCAGTCCCTTTAATAGTTTGCGCAGCTATCTTATCATTAGTCACCGAACCATCAGCTAAGCCAATGGGTTCCCAACCTCCACCTACTGTATCATACTGTCTAACTACTACATCGTTAGCATCACTGTTATCAATCCACAGACATCTAACCATCCAAGGGTTAAGAGCTGTATCAGGAGCGGCGGACCCTATGATGACGAAACCGAATCCTCCTTTAGGAGTAGCTAAGGATACCATCTGTAACAGCTCAGCAGAGGTAATCTCTGTGTCACTAGTCGGATCATATCCTGGGGTTAATGGGTAATCTACTGCCATAATTCTATCCTATCTATTTTAAAGTCTTGATGTAATTGTAAAGCTCCATCTCATACCTAAGAAGCTCATCCATGTAATCTAGTGTCCCTCTACTTATTATTGAATCCCCTGTTCTACTATTACAAAAAATTAAAGGCATCTTTTTAGTCCCTATGTAATCTGTAATCTTATCCCATTCATTATTCATCTCAGAGAACATAAATAGCTTAAACCTTTTTACATTCTCTTTAGCAGAATCTAGCTGCTCAGGCAAAGGTTTAGATAGATCAGAGCAGAAACTATTAACCATCGCTGATAAACCTCTTCCTTGGTAATAGTTAAGATATTGATATAGACTATCAATAGCTACAGAAGCTAACTTATCCTGGTAATAGTTAGAGATGATCCTAGTGTAAGGACATCTCACTAATGAAAAGAACTCAAGATTTTTTATGCCCCTTTTCAGATAAACAGAATAAGGAGAGTGAGAAACAAAAAGATCGCAAGATTCAATCTCTTCTTCTGTTGATTCTAAGAACCCTCTTAGTCCTGCCTTATGCAGAACTTTAATTCCTCCTTCTTCCCCTGCCTTAAGAATAGTCATACCTCCTGACTTGGGAACATGTATCAATATCTTAGTCATTTCAATATATTATAATAAGCCTCACCTTCAGCTAGGTTCTTCACAAAAGTTAGAACATATTCTTTCATAGCCCTACCTCCTTAGCTATATCTAGAATCCTAGCCCTCATAAAAGGAAGGAATTGGTTATTCTTTTCCCCATTAAAAGGGATTGAATACTTCTCTTCTCCTCCATCTCCACCCCACTTAGCTATATAATATGGAAGAGTTGCTTGCGTTCTAACCTTGCTATTAAACTCTGCTACCCTTCTATCTGACTTGTTAGCCATACTCCACTCATGGACTGAATCACATCCATAGAAGTAACGGAACTTAAGATTAGCTACTCTTGTTCTCCACATGTAATCACAATCCTCTAAGTAAGCAGGGTAGAAGTTCTCATCGAATAGTCCAACCTCATTAATAGCTACAGGTTTAACAGCCATCATAGCCAAACCTATTGGATTAGGTGCACAGATAGCAACATCTTCACCACTTTCCAGGGCTTCTTTACCTAGCTTAACCATATCACCAGGAGCTAAGATCAGGTCATCATTCAGTATCATCCAATAAGCTGCTCCCGGCGCATCCTTGATAATCATATTCCATCCACAAGCTACACCTGTATTATACTGAGTATGAACAGAGACTTTCTTAGCCTTATCTTTAGCTCCCTCTTTCCAAGTCTCATGACTGTAAGGCCCATTGTTAATTATAACTAGATGATCTATCTCAGCATCGAAAGAATTCAACAACCTAATACTTAAGTCAGGTCTGTTAAAGGTTAGGAAACCTACACAAGGAATACTCATACAGCAACCTCCCCATGTGTGATGTTATGGTATAGAGTGTTAGATATAATCCTCTCATCTAAGGTCTTCTCATGTATGATATCACCTAGATCTACAGCATAGCGGTAGTGGTTCTTAGTGATAGGTTGCTCATGTATCTTACCTTCGAAACCTATCAAAGACTGTTTGTTAAAGAGTCGGTTTTGGTAATCAGGATATAGGAGACCATCTGCTCTTATATCTCCCTTAGCATTAACACCTACAGTAAATTCCCTGTCATTGCTACCAAGGTTCTCTTTGTGATCTTTCTCCATCAACTTAAACTGGTCCCATACAAAATCCATATCCTGGTAAGCACTCTCCTCGCTATCCCAATCAACTCTATTCATCCGAGGAAAAGCTATAGCTTCGTTATCATTAACAGAGTGGTTAGCATCCATGATCCTGAACAACGAAGGAAACATATCAGGTATCACTTCATCCCCATCACAGAAGTAGATGTAGGGAAGCCAAGGAGCTTCTGAGCCTAATACATAGTTCTTATGTCCAGCAAAATCTCCATTAACTCTATGTGAGATGGTAAACACATTAGCAAAATCATCACCTATGCAAGGAAGGAATGTATCATCATGCACTAAGGCAACACTATGCCTAAAAGGCATACTCTCTAGCATCTGTAGATTCTTCTTTACAACAGGCTTCTCCTCTTCTCTACTAATCAGAAAAAGGAATGTAATAGGAAAGTCTCTCATGCTATCCTCAACTTTCTCAACAGGGTTAAGAACTCTTCTCTTGAGTTTTCCCACGTATACTTGATAGCCTTATGGACTCCGCCTTGTCCTACCCTATGAGCGTAAGCTGGCTTCTCTGAGATGAACATCATCTTCTCCCTAAGATCCTTCTCATTCACTACAGGTTGATAACCAGTCTTCTCATAGATCTCAGCATCCTTAGCTTTCTCTAGCTTATAGTCACACTCGAACCCATGGAAGAAGTTAGTCAATCCACCCCAGTTAACACCAACTAGAGGTAAGCCACACAGTTGCGCTTCTTGTTGATGCCATCCCCATCCTTCGCTAGAGATAGATACGAAAGCGTTACCACTTCTATACCACTCGGCGAGTGCTGGTTTGTCCATAAAGGAGCGAGTGATATTCACTCTACAGTCAAACGCCGGAAACTCTGGACAGTCTGGATGAAGCTTAACCCTCAGAGCTACATTGTGCTTATTAGCAAAGGTATCCATGAACACCTCTATGACCTGTTTGATCCCTTTCCTAACGCCCCCATGTGCCATCCTACCCGCACAAAGAAACGTAGTAACTTCGTCACTAGGAAACTTAGTCTCAGAGGGAGAAAAAGTTCCATTGTCAGCACCAAGAGGACAAATGTATACTGGGATATCAATACCACTATCTTCCAGAACCTGTTTACAAAAACTATTGGGAACAATAACTCTTCCATAATGTTCGTGGATGTCTTGGATATACTGAGGTTTGACTAACGAACTCTCCCAAAGGGTAAACAAAGTCCTGTTCTTCTTAGCAAACCCACTCTTATGTAGATCTACGTGACAGCAGTTAGGAGTATGGAATACTATCTCATGTGTGCATAGGTTATGTAGATCCTTGTGAATCATCATACACTTAACCTGGTCATCTACCCTTGTTGCATCACCCCAAGGCTCTTGGAAATTCAATGGTCTAACCACTGCTGATACCTCGCCATGTAGTAGGTGTTGTGCGAACTTCTGGGTTAGTATACCGTAACTGGTATAGCTATTCATAAACCCTGTTATCTGAATAGACTTCCTTTTCAACGAAGGAGATGTTTTGCCTGATCTCATTATATTATACGAAAGTTAAAGGTAGGGGTGCAGGAGAAGTATAGACTCCCATCTCTACCACCGGAGGATTAGCCCCTGTTGGGGATGTTAGTTCAGTTGCGATCTGTGCTGCTAGAGAAGCATCATCACAACCAGTTCTTAGGAAGGTAAGAGAGAGGTCTAGTCCTACTCCAGCCACACTACTTACTACAGTAGATGTAGCTATTGTCCAGATCTCAAATACAGCTGTGGCTTCTATAACCTCACCTGCGTAGACTGGAAAGTTCAAGACCTCTCCTACTCCTCCCCATATTTTATACCTCTGCACAGGACTACCAAATCTAACAGCCAAACAAAAATTAGGGCTGCTAGGAGTATTGATAGGTAACCTAATGCTAAAGGGATTGTCCAAAACCACTGGGAATTCATGGCCAATAATGCTTCCTTCTCTCCAAGTTAATCCTGTCACGCTAAACGCCGCAATAGCTACAGACTTAAACTGTCTACCAACAGGTGTTGCAAGGATAGAATCCTTCCATTGCTTAGTTAGATCCACAGTAGCCGGAGCTGATGTTTGCCAGTATTTAGCCATGATGTATTACTTTTCTTTAGCGGCAGCAAATCCTAAGATAATACTAATTGCCATTATTATGTTGTTAAAGTCAGGAGCACTTGACCCATCAAGGAATGCTCTTCCTTCGTTGAGGAGGATGATGATACCTGGAATAGCACCTGATAAGGTAGTCTTCCAAGATCCTAACACGTTCTCTTTAATTGCTTCAGGCATCTTCTGTTCCTTTCAAGTTCTGAAAAGGTTTAACCCATCTCTCAGGATCATTGCTAGGATCATTGTCAAACAACACATCCATCTGCTTCTTAACCTCTGATTCAAAACCCCACTTCTCTTCCTCACTAGCCCAACTCTTAGTCCTTCTGAACTCTTGAACTAACTTACTCAGTGCACTGATAGCACCTATGATCATTATAGGGTCCATTAGTTAACCCTCCCAGCTTCTACTGCTTTGATCTCAAGCAGGATATCATCGATCTTCATCAGGTAGCTCATTGCCATGTTCATGTAAGTTTTATCTCCGGTCTTCTGATAATCCTCTAGGGCTTCTCTGGAGTGTCTTAACCAGCTCTTACCCCATGTCTGGATCTTGTTAGCTAGATCTGTTTCCCTCATAGACATCACACCTCTACGCCTATCAGCGTAAGTGAGGAATGTATCCATAGAGATGTAAGCTACACCTAGTGCCTGCTCAGACCTTACTTGGATTGGATCTTCTCCTTTATCAATAGTGCTGCAACCTACAGCAGCTAAGAGGAGAAGTGATATCATTATCTTCTTCATTACCTTTTCTTTCTCTTTCTGGATAACCTACCGCAGGATACTCATAAACTCTGGTGATGTAAAGTGCTTCACCTTACTAGGATCACTGACTATAGCGTAAGCATACTGTTCAGTCCTCCACATGCTTACCTTAATCAGTTTAGGATTCCCATCTTTGAGAACGGCGACACAGTTTATCTCCTGCACACTACTATCACCAGATTGGAAAGCCTCTTTAAAAGCTATGGCATGCGCGGGTTGTAGCGACTTTGGCATTAGTATCTTGATATTCTCCCCTAGAGCTTCTTCAGTAGTGTAACCGAATAGATCCTCTGCACCTGAAGTCCAGAATCTAATCTTGCCTCTCTTATCCGCAACTATAACTGCTGTCCCTGTAGAATCAAAAGCTAGAGTCAGACCTTCTACTACATCCTTGGCCCTCTTCTCATCAGCACTGTGGTGGTATCCAAACCCTGCTACGAACAGGAAGATTGTTAATGCAAAGACAAGTCCTATATGATTTAAGATTAACTTCATTACTATTTTCCAGTCTTAAGGAACTTGTTGATAAACCCATATACTATCTCCCTTGCTTTCTCTCCACCTGCGGAGACCAAAATCGCTAAGCCTAGGAGAAAGATATGATCTATCCCCAACGCCACTTGCCTATGGAATGCCACCATAGATACACCCCATCCAAAAGAACCACTTGTAATCCACTGAGCTAATGATTGCCTAAGATTAGCCTCACTCTTCAATGCTGCACCTGTCCCAGCAGCAAAGCTAACTAACCCTGATATCATTAAGAATTGCATTGGATCAGTTAGATCTATTTGACCTAGATAGATCATAGCAGCCAGATGGAATAATAAAAACTTGGTTGCGCTTGCAAACATCTATTATACTTTCTGTATTCATTCTATTATTCATTTCTCAGTTTGTTACTGACGATAGTAGCGTTGCTATTACCTAATCCTATTACTTAAAGTAAGAAGAGGAAGGGTTAGAACTATCTCCTAACCCCTCGTGCTTCATACTCTATTGTCCTGCTTCGTTAGCTAGATCAATGAAGCCAGCCTCATCAGGTAGCGATGCCTTTAAGGATTGTGCTTGAGCGATAACAGAATCTAGTCCAGCATTAACTGCTGCTAGGTATCCGCCGATGTTACCCTCTACTAGAGCTTCACCTTTATCTACTCGAAACTTTAGATCTGCTACAGCACTCTTCGCTGTATCTACAACCTTAGTTGCTGCAAGGTTAATACCTTGTGCTTGCCCTAAATATCCTCCAGCAGCCGATGCTACCAACTGTGTTCCGTTTACTGTTGCCATAATATATTATCTTTCTTTATTATTTAACTTAGGTTGCGTTAGCACTGCGACTCTTCTCTACCCACTTACTGATAGAGGATAGATACATGAGTTCGATACTATCTTCAACAGCATCAAGAACCATATCACCAGCACAATCAATATTACCTACAGAGTCTTGAACCGTTACAGTCCTAGCATCATTCTCAGCAGTTAGAACAAGGATCATTCCATCCTCTCCTCCGTTAATCGTAGCTAGATCATCAGCAGAAGCATCACCTTCTGTATCAATAGTGTGTCTAGATCCAGTAGCAGTAACCGCTGCTGTGGCTACAGTTAGCTCAGAGGTAGGAATAGTGATACGAGTAGCATTAACATAGCCACTCTTCTTAACTGAGAAGCCAGTTCCAACAGATAGAACCTGTTCACCTGCTGCTGCATTAGCATCTGCAAGATCTAGACGTTGGTGAGTAAGAAGAGGTGAGGCTCCAGTGTTAGTTCCATTCAAGCGGTTACTTGAAGCATCGATCCAATCACCGTCTACCTCGATGTTTCCAGGGCTTAGGGATAGGACGGCCCCGATCCGAGTTACGACACTACTATTTGACCAAGTTGCCGGGGTGTCGCCGCTCGCGACAAACTCCTCTCCATCAGCGTTGCTGGCAGCTCCTACGTCCGTAAAATCATCGGCTGTAATCCAGTTGGTTAGCCTGTATCGACTGCCTATTACGAGCGTGCCGCTAGTGAGATCTACCGCGCCGGCATACTGATCCGCAACCTCTGGCACGTTGTTGTTCGAAAGGCGAAGGATCTCGGCGGCTGTAAGTTCGCGGTTGAATATGATGCACGATTCAATGACTCCCTCGCCAAATAGAGCACCAGTGACATATTTTCCAAATGTCACCCCAGCAGTGCCGTCTTCCATCGCTTCATAGCTCGCGTTGTACGTTCCCGACGACGTTTGCAAACTTCCGTTCACGTAGATTTTTATGTTGCTCGCCGCCGACGCTCCACCAACTCCATCATAAGTGAAGGCCACATGAACGAATTGCCCCTCCACAAGTGCGCCCGTTGAGGCCGTTCCAATGACGTAAACCGCCGCGCTCACATCGCGGAACACGAGAAGTATAAAGCCGCTGGCATTAACTCTCCATGACCATTCGTATTGAGCTAGCCCGCTTTCTTTTCCAGCGATTTGGAACTGACCCGCCACATCGTCCACCCTGATTATTGCGCTGCCGGAAAAAGGTAAATCTGTAAGCCCACTGGTGTTAAAGCTTAACTTGGAAGAAGCAATAAGCCCTGTTGCTGTTGCCGCTGAGTCATCAACCCCGTCAAAATAAAGCCCATTGCTTGGAGCCTTCGAAAGCTGGCGATCGTTTACGTCCCCAATAGTCATTACATCCAACTCTGCTCTAGCAAGAGCTAATGTAGCGAAGCCTGCAATAACACTACCTATCCCAGCAGACTTGAACCAGATACCAGCAGCGTTCTTAGATACTAGATCTCCTCCAAGGAATACAATTCCTCCTCCACCAGCTCCGAAATCTACTGTTCCACCATCAGCTGCAAGATAACTAGCCCCAGCAACCGCAGCATCAGCATTAGCTAATGGGGGTGAATTAGTAGAAGCTACCCAACTACCCAAAGGTGACCAGGGATTAGTAAGTAGGTTCTCGTTTTGTTGAAACAGTGTATCTACTCGGGGAACCAGGTTCTCCATTACACTCTCTAGCGCAACAACACGCTTTTTAAGTCCGACATCTCCACGTGGCATAATAAATTCTTTCGTTAAACTTTAGATCTGATTAGAAGAAAAGGGCACCCTCAGCTATAAGAGTGCCCTTTCTTGTTTTCCAGCATACACAACAACCCAGGCCCAACAACCCGAACTGAAAGTCTTTTAATTAGGTGTGTAGTAAACGGTAGCAACTAGGTTGGTTGAGCTAACTCCACCTACACCAAAGGTAGTAAGTGTGAAGTTCGGAAAGGTAACAGTAGATGTGCTATTAGCAGGGATACTGATAGTTGACCGAATCTTATTGTAAGTAGGAGTAGAGGCAGCAGTTGATGTCTCTGTCTTCGTAATCTTCGTAGATACTTCTGAGTTACTTACACCGAAGATATTAGTCCAGGTGTTAGTTACTAGAGCAGTAGCAATATTGAAGTTAGTAAAGGCTCCGACACTGTAGGTTAGACCTCCTGTAATAGCAGCAGGAGCATCATAAAGGGTAAAGGTTGCAGTGCCAGCAGTGGCATTTACAATCTCTACCTTGGTTACAGATACGTTACCAACGATGATACTGTTAGTATCTACACCAGTAAATGTTGAATCCACTTGGCCTGCCTCAGCTACACCTAACAAGGTGAAGAGGAATGCCACTAGGAAGATTGTTCTTAGGAATTTAATCATAATTATCTTTCTTAAAGGTTACTAAAGTTTAGCTATCAGTTGAACCGAAGCGATTACGTCGGTATAGGACTGGAATACAGAACCTAGACGTTTGAGCTAGGGCAGCGAAGGTTGCATCAGCAATGAACTTCATAACCTCACCGTAGTTATTAACATCTTGGATACCACCACCATAGTTGATGAGGACGTTATCCGTTAGACGTGCTCGACCATTCCAGTTAAGCTTATTGAATCGACCTTCGCTCATAGACTGACCAGCAAAGGCAGCAGGAGGAGCACCAACAGAGATAGCTCGATAAGCATTAGCACCTGTAATGAATGCAATCCCAAAAGGAGCAGCAGCATAGTCAGGGTTAGGAATGGTTTGGTTATGGTTATCTCCACCAGTAGTAGAGGATACGATGATCTCAGGGACTGGGAAAGTTCCATCTGCATCTAATCGCAAAGGATACTGTTCTGACATGAAGTTCAAACGATTGAACAACGAACCGGTGAACTGGTTAGTAAGGAAGTTACTATCAGCACTCATCAAAGCCTTAGCTTCTTGATCGAAGATAAGGTTACTATACAAGGAGTTCTCACCAGTCATGATGTAACGATCAGCTACAGGTGCATCTTTCTTAGATACAGAGGTAAGCGAAGAGAAAGGCTCTGCTTGGATATCTTCTGAGATATAAGCTAGGCAACGATGGAAAGCTCGGAGGTTCATCTCACCACCTGTAGGAGCTACCTTAGAGATAGCATCCTGCCAGAAGGCAGTAGTCTTACCAGAAGCAGCAGCGATATCAACGATACCAGTTTGATGAGGAACAGAAGTAAGCTCAGATAGAGCAGTTCCAGTCCCCGTCTTACCTACGATAACCATCATAGGAGACTTATGTAGAGCTTGTGTTCTCAAGAAAGCTTCTTGAGCAACCATGATCTGACGGTTAATATCAGCATTGTTAAATGCGATATGAGTTGCAAAGTCTTGGAACTCTTGAAGGAAGTGGAACTGAGGTGATTCAAACTTGTGTCGTTGAACCAGAGCATCAGAGGTTCGTTCGAGGGTAGTGATAATGTCACGAGTTGCACCAGCTGTAATAGCATTAGGTGAGAACTGTTGACGAGTAACAGGAGAAGGTTCCTGAGCTACACCTCGAAGAGTAGTTCCTTGTTTGGGAGTCCAAGGAAGTGTTCCGTATAGCTTCTGCCATACGCTATATTGCACGGACTTCCGTGCTGACATCTTAGCAAAGTAGTAGGGAAGTTTGTTAAACTTGTTAACATCCTCCACATCCCACTGACGTGTTGTGATGGCTACATCAATATCAACTGGCATAATAAGTATCTTTCGCTTCTAGAAGTAAGGGTTGAACCTAGAGAGTAAATACTAAATTCAGAAAAGAATCTAATCTCTATTGTAATTGGTATGCCCTTACCTCAGAAGCGAAAGCACTTACTAGAAGTGCCTGAATTTATGTCCTACCTATTAGGAGCAGGAATCATGCCATGTTGCTAGTATGGCATAAGTTTATTATCTAAAGGCTAGGCATTCCCATCCCCTCGAAGTCATTGTCCTTGAACTCTTTAGTGTCACCATCAGCCTCTTTACTTCCTGCACCTGAGGTTACAGCCTTAGTTCCTGGTCCGGCGAGATCCTTCTCTACCTTAATCCCCTTGAGCTTAGCGATCTCTGCGTCCTTAGCAGCTAGCTGAGTCTTTAAAGCTTGGACATGGATAAGACCTTTACCTACGAATTTCATCATAGGATCTACCCTGAGTGAGAGAGGGAAAGCCTTAGCCACTTCATCCACAAACTTCTGTTGAGGTTTAGTGAGAGTCTTCATATCAGGGAAGACCTTATCCTCAGCAGCAGTTAGGAAGCTAGGTATATCCTTAGACTTCTCTTCATGCTCTTTCTTGATAGCTGCATAACGAGAGATCAGGGATTGCTTGTCTGAGTCAACCTTACCCATCTGCTGGTTAATCCAAGCTACGTGTTGAGGATCAGCTACATTTACTTCATCCCCATCCTCGTTCTTAGCTACAGTAGCAGCAATAGGTAATCTTTCTAGCTTACCATCTGCTCCTTCTTTCAGCCCAGTCCAAGCTTTACCTTGTGAGGCAAGCTGGAGTTGTTCTTGATAGAAGCCCTTGAGATCTTCTTGATCTGTAAGGTTAGCTAGGATCTCCTTAGACTCAGGAAGGATACGGTATGCTTCGGGGTTAGAGTAGATGTGCTGAGCAGTATCTTTGAGAGTAGCTGTTTCTGCTATTAGTAGCTTGTGCTCTCTAAGTTTAGCAGAGGTGTAGTTAAATGCTTCGTTAGGCATTCTTTTGAGGACTGCTTGTTCCTCTACTGTGAACTCAGAATAATCTCTCTTCTCTTTACCTGGCTCTACCTTCTCCTCTTTCTCCTCTGGTTCTTTACCTAGATCAGCTAAGACATCTTTCTCTTCTTCGCTGGAACTATCTTCAGATGAATCTCCTTCTTCTCCTTTATCTCCTCCTTCCTCTCCACCTGATTCATCTTCACCCTCGATAACCTCTGCTTCATCATCACTCTTCTTATTGGCTGAACCATCTTCTTCCTTTTCTTCTAGTTCTAATTCTCCTCCGAAGAAATCCTCTAATGATTCATCATCATTCATCAAGGTCTTCTCTTGTTCAACTGCTGCGTCTAGTGCTGCCTGTTCTTCTGGTGTCATATCTATTCCTCAATCATTTTAATTACTGTCTTGTAAACCTGTTCCCTAGCTTTAGCTATAGGAAGATCCTCTATATCTAGATCAACTAGCTTATCCCTATTGATCTCCCTCAACCCTTTGATCTGTTTCAAGAGATGGCTAGATAAAGGATGAGCTAACCATGCTCTCTTCTCTATATCTTGGGCTTGCTTGATCCTATCCTTCTCAAAGGTCTCTTCTTTCTGTTTAATCAATCCCTCTTTAACCTCACCACTTACGTGCCTACTCATTACATTAGCCTTCATCTGCTGCTACTCCTTTCATCTGTTGTATTTGCTGGTTTAGTGTTTCCCTCTCTTTAGGATCTAGTTCCTCTAGCATTCCCTCAGAGAGTAAAGATTCTAAGATATTAGCCGCAGAGCCTAGTTGACCCTTAAGCTGTTGGTTCTCCTTAGTAAGACCATTAACTCCTCCTCCATCGTTCAAGGCTTGCACATACTTATCAGAATGCGCTGGATAAGCTTCTCTTATCCAATCAACAAAGAATAGATCAGCCATAGGAGTAACAGATACTACTGGCCAATCCATCCTCCGCTGTTGAATCCTCTGCTGCTTCATCAGAGCATCCTTCTGAGCTACAGGCTCTATGTGCCACCTGCTATCCTTCAACTCTTCTGGAGCCTTAATGTCTAACTTACCATTCCTCCACCTGTTCAACATGATCCTCACAGCTCTAGTGACTGTAGAGTGGTAGGCTAAGTGGTAGACTAGGAGATCTTGGCTAGATGCTTGAGAGGTTTGTTGCTGAGCTGCGTTAGTCTCAGTAGCGGTTTTCCTATCTCCTCTACCTACACCTAAGAGGAAAGAGAACTGTGACTGCTCATCAGCATTCTCCTGGGAAAGATAAGAGAGAGCTTCGATAGAGGTGTTGTCTGGCCTCTGCACACTGTGAGAGGTGACAGGACGGTTAAGGATCTCACCAGCTTTAAGCTTTACATCTAGTTGCGCCGGTGCATCCCCTGAATCCTCTTCTGATAGTGCGTTAACACTAGCGTATAGGTTGCCACTTCTAACAGTTGCGTTGATGTGGGTAGATAAAAGGATAGTAGCAGCCTCTTGGATAGGACCACTATCCTCTGCAACACCACTAGCTTCTAGCACCCTGCCACTCTCAGGGAATGAACGGTAATACACGTCTATAGGATACTCAAACTCTTGTGCAGGGATAAGGTTAACCTTAATTACTGGATTACCTTCTTGATCTAAGATAGGTTGACCTACTACATCTAACTCAGGCTCCTCTTCCTTGTCACTCCTACCTAGATATAGAGGTTTAGGAGACTTTAGCCATGTGCTGGACCTAGTATTAGAGATCCAAGCATGATACACTACCCCATCTTGCTTGTAGTAACAGTGGTAGATATGGAAAGCATTCTCCTTAGGTCTAAGGGACTCCTGATCTACTATCTTATCCTTGATAGCCTTATCAGCTACAGACTTATTGAACTCAAACTTAGTAACCAACTCCCTTAACTTAGTAGGAGTAACAGTTAACCTCAATGCTATCAACTCAGCTGACTGTAGATCCTCTAAGTCAGAGGGAATGAGGACATCCTCTACCTTATATCTGATATTGTCTATGCTAGAAGGAGTATCTACGTTAAACTCCGTTACTATGTAGCTGATACCGTGGGAAAGGAAGCCTTGGATGTTGAGTATGTGGTTCTCTAGCCAGCTGTTAGTCCTCAGCAGTTTGGTAATCTCAGAATTAAGAGCATCAGGAGAGATAGTAGGGTCTATGGAGTTCTTAAGTGACACTACATCCTGCGTTCCTACTAAGGCTTCTAGGTAAGAAGGGATTAACCGCTTGATATTCTTCTTAATCATCCTCACAGGGGTGAGGAGTTCATCTTCTTGTAGGTCTTGAGAGGCCCTGAGTTCCTTATTGTCTACAGTGTAGTCAATAGTTCTCCTGTTACGCTCTACTTTGTCCTGGACTGTGCTCCAATCAGAGATAAGCTTGCCTAGGTTAGCACTAGTAAAGTCAAAATCCCCATACTTCTCTGGAGACTTAGGCTTTAGTTCCTCTGTTGACACATTAGTTACTGGTATTGCTTCGGTATTCATGATGGAAAGGTTATAGTCTACGGGAATAGGCGTTCACAAAGGTCTTAGGTCTAGGTTTATTACGTTCTAAGCTAGCACCTAACTTGATCTTAGGCTCTAATCCTTTAAGCATACGATCTTGATCTTGGTTAAAGGACTGGATACAGAGCCTTTTGAATTCATCGTCTATGTGGAGGAGTGAAGGTTCCTCTGGCTCCGCTTCTTTACCTGCTGTGAAGTAAGGAGCCTTAAGTCCTGCTAGTGCTAAGACGAATGCATCAGCTCTATCAGGTGACCAACCTTCTCTGGACTTGAGTTTCTTCTTATCCTCTAATCTAAAGCGACCAGTCTCTGAATGAGCTAATCTACGCTTAGTAAGTTGGGATATAGTCTTCTCATCAGAGAAAGGAATGATCTCTTTGTTAGAAATAAGAGAAGATGCGTTGAAGTATAGTTCTGCTCCACGGTTAAGGAAGATCTTACCGTTGAAAGGTTTAGAGTTATTAAGGACTCTTTTTAATCTCCAACCGTGGTTACGGATTTGATCATTAATACCTCTACCAACCCCGCCGTCATCAGCGTTGATGCGGTAGTTGACGGAGGTAGGATCTAGATCGTATTTGTTGAGGAGTAGTTCGTTGATCCTCTTGGCTGTGAGGGTAGTATCTTTCTCTACGAACCCCTCTAAGCCTACCTGCTTGTTACCTTTAAAGATAACCATAACAGTCTCATCTCCACCTGCTGCAAGATCTAGTCCTATACGAAAGAAAGGTTTATCTGTCTTGTATAGCATTGCATCCCCATGGATACAGGCAAGGAGTTCCTTGCGGTTAATGATGCCTTCGTCATTAGTAGATGCAAATTCCGCCCATAAGATAGAGCGGGTGATTGCTGAGTATTTACCATACTCTACTATGATCTTGTTGATCTGGTGTTCCTTGATGTGAGGACAATCCCTAACTGTAACAGTGAAGGTCTTAGCCATTCCACCTATACAAGACCGATAGAAGAACCCTTCATCCACATCAGTAGAGGATACCTTCATATACCGTTGAGCATCATGACAACGAGTAAAGGATACAGCTATCTTGTCCTTAATAGTCTTAGCTTCATCAGCTATGATAGTGAGGAGAGATCCTGGTTCTCTAGGATGCCAACCTTCAGCCTGCCCTGCTTCATCAGTAGCAAAGAAATCTATGTTACTATCTGTAGGTGCGAAGTTTAGCTTACGGTTCTGGATAGTCCACCACTCATTACCCTCTTCCTTATTCATGGAGAGAGCTAGATCCTTAATGTTACGACCAGTTTGTCGGTCAAGCTGAACACCAGAGGCAGAGGTAACTACTGTTTCTGCTAAAGGGAATAGAGCTGACCAGACGGCGCAAGGTGCTACAAGCATTGCAGTCTTACCGCTACCATTAGCAGCCTTGACGTTCATGTCGTTCTGAAGCTGATCCTGGTATTCCTTAGCGAAGTCTATAGATACGTGCTTCTGCCACTCATGGATAGATACATTACCAGCTAACACTGCTTTGTTATAGCGAGCAGTGAGGACGGCGGGATGAGCTATAGGTAGGACTGGTCTCCTAGTGGTTAGGAGGGGCGTAGTCTTGAAGACCTCTGGGGCATCGTAGTTCATGTATTAACTGTCATCGCCTCATCTAAAGCACTGTTGACCTCAGCAGTAGAGGATGTCTTAGTCTCACCATTAGGTAGCTCGCTGGGTAAGGTGAAGATCTTAGGCTCTGCTAACTCCATAGCCCTAGACAACTTCCTTACTTGATCAGGAACATCTATCTGTTTACCATCCTTCTCTAGCCACTCTCGTAGATCGGCGCCTGCGTTAATCCTTGCAGAAGGTAAAGCATCTGAGTCTTGAACGATATCTACTAAGGTGTTGATAATCATCTCCTCAATAGACATCTGTAGCTTCTTCTCTATCTGAGACTTGATCTGATCAGATGATTTAGCTGTATGGTTATTAACCCTATCCTCTACGCTAATAACTACAGACAGAGGAATGTCTAACTCCGAAGCTATCTGCTCCGGAGACATATCGAAGTTAAGAAGGGCTATGATCTGTTCTTCATTTACTTCACTCATGATATCTATATTTTAAAAAAGCGGGGACCAGGGAAAGATGAACTACAACTTCTAACCTCAGCAAACCTAAGCCATCCGCTTTCTCTCACTCCCACTCATAGCAGGGACACTCTCTATATCTAATCCATCTACCAACATCTGGCTCAATTTCCACAACCTAGTCCCTTCCATCTCCTTAACCTTATCCCCACCTAGAAATTTAACCATACAATCCTCTGGCACATTCATCCGGCGCAAGTGATCTCTGACTTTCTCTTCCTGGCTATTCATTCTCTTTTACCTTATTTCTAAAATTCTACTCTCTCCAGCTCTTACTACCTACCTATAAGCAAGTTCCGTGCCAACTCCTCCCTAACCTATAACTATTTCCCTTTACCCTATACCCCCTCCATCTCCTCGCCCCCACCTTAGTAAACCTTTCTAGCGTCTAACACCACCTTTCCTTTCTAGCTTATCTAACTAGCTTATCTAACTAGCTATCACCACCTCTATCTCTCCTATCTATCTCTCCTTTCTCTAACCTATAACTAAGTTACAAGAGTGGATTTCTAACATATTATTTCTGATGGTGTGGGGGTAACGCCAGAACCTTTTAGGGAGTCCCCCCCCCCTATATATAAGTCTGATCTTGGGTAGCTGATAGAAGTATAACTACTCTATAGTATAACTACTTCTCTAGTGATAAGAAGTATGAGGTATATCATACCAATTACTTCCTCCTTCCTCTTCTATAAGTCCTTATACTCTTCTTTATCTTCTTCTTTACTATAGAGAAGTAGTAGTAACTTTATAGAATACCCCTGACTATAACTATAATATTAAAATAATATATATATATAATAGTATATATACTTCACCAATACTTAATTCGTTATAGAGGAAGTAGTGAGGAAGGTGCCACAAAACCAAACAGTTGCCATACTTCTTAGTAACTAGCTACTTCTTTCTCTCAATAACTAAGTATAGAAGAAAGGATAGATACTTGTAGAAGGGAAGGAGAAAGAAGTAGTTATACTATAAGGAGAGAGAGAGATAAAGGACAGACCGGTCTGTTCTAAAGTGGGATGATTTGATGGAGACAAAGTGTCACAGTAGGGATATATGGGTCAAAATGGCACAAATAAGAAATGTCACACTGTGACTTTATGACGCAGTGTGACAGTCACACATGGGACTAGATGACGCGGACAGAGTTGTCTGTATATGCTAGATGTGGTATAGACAAGGTTGTCTGTATACAAGATAAGGGGTTGGTATGGTAGTTGCTAATGGTTAAATCTCGGAGATCGGTAGGGGAGAAATCCTACTG